TGAGGTTAGAAAAGGAGATAGGAAAAATGAAGTTGGTCTTAAAGGTACTATACAAGGTATGTCATTTGAGAAAGATCCAACAAATGGTGTAGGGGGTCCGGTTAAATACTTCTTTCATGAGGAGGCCGGAATTGCTCCTAAGATGGATCAGACATATGAGTACATGCGCCCGGCCATGAGATCTGGTATGATCACAACAGGTATGTTTATAGCTGCAGGATCTGTAGGTGATTTATCACAATGTCTTCCTCTTAAGGATATGATCATGAATCCTACAGCTAAAGATATCTATGCAGTGGAAACTGATCTTATAGATGATAAAGGTACTGCAGGTTTATCAGGTTTATTTATTCCTGAACAATGGTCTATGCCGCCCTATATAGATGATTATGGTAATTCACTTGTAGAAGATGCATTAGAAGCATTAGAAAAACAATTTAAACAGTGGAAAGAAGAGTTAGCTCCAGAAGAGTATCAGCTCAGAATATCACAGCATCCAAGAAATATTAAAGAAGCATTTGCACACAGAACAGTATCTGTATTTCCTCCACATCTTCTTACTGCTCAAGAAAGAAGAATAGAAGATAAGGAGTATGGTTATGAATATTTAGATATATCTACTGATGCTGAAGGAAAACCAAGTTTTATTAAAAGTAATAAAAGGCCAATAATGGAATTTCCAATAAACAAAAAAACCGAAGATAAAACCGGTTGTATTGTGGTTTGGGAAAGACCAATAGATAATCCAGAATTTGGATATTATTATGCTTCTATTGACCCGGTAGGTGAAGGTAAAACTACAACTTCAGAATCTCTATGTTCTATCTACATAATGAAAGCACCTACTGAAGTTACTAAAGTTACAGGAACAGAAACAGAAACCTATGTAGAACAAGGTAAAATAGTAGCTGCTTGGTGTGGTAGATATGATGATATAAATCAAACACATAAACAACTAGAGTTCCTTATTGAAATTTATAATGCATGGACACTAGTAGAAAATAATATTTCTTTGTTTATCCAATATATGATCCAAAGAAGAAAACAAAAATATTTAGTACCCAAAAGTCAGATCATGTTCTTAAAAGATCTTGGATCTAATGCTAATGTATTTCAGGAATATGGTTGGAAAAATACAGGTACACTATTTAAAGCACATCTTCTTAGTTATGCTATAGAGTTTACTAAAGAAGAATTAGATCAAGAGTTAAAAACAGATGGTACAGTTGTAAGAACAACATATGGTATAGAAAGAATTCCAGATCCAATGTTGATCAAAGAAATGAGAGAATATTCACCAGGAGTCAATGTGGATAGATTAGTTTCTTTTGCTGCACTTGTAGCTTTTATGAAAATTCAACAGTCTAATAGAGGTTATAATAAAAGAACAATATTAGATGATGTAGCTAAAAACTTGCAAAAGTCAGAAAATTTGTTTAAATTAAATAAGAGTCTTTTCCGTAACATGGGTAAGGGTGCATCTTTTAATAATCAAAATTTTAAAAGATCACCTTTCAAAAATATTAAATAAAAGTTATGCAGGTATATAATGCAATGCAAATAAAAAAAGGGGCCAAAGTAGATCATAACCGTCTAGGTAGTGTGACACAGCCTCTACAGTTCATACCTAAAAAAGATAAGGATGATCAATGGGCAGCTTGGAATCTTGATTGGTTAGAATGGCAAGGATTAAAACAAATCCGTAGAAATGCTAGAAGACTAATGAAAAATTATAAACTAGCTAAAGGTATAATTGATAGAACAGATTATATAGTTGAAGAAGATAATGAGTATAGAGATATAATTGAACTTCTTACTAAAGAAGATTCTTCTGCCTTAGAATTAAAGTTTTATCCAATCATTCCAAATGTTATTAATGTTCTGGTAGCTGAATTTGCTAAAAGATCAACTAAATTAAGTTATAGAGCTGTTGATGATATTTCTTATAATGAAATGCTTGAACAAAAAAGAGCAATGATTGAAGAAACATTAATGTCAGATGCACAAACAAAAATTATATCCGCATTAATTCAACAAGGTTTAGATCCAAATTCACCAGAAGCACAAGAACAAATTGCTCCTGATAAAGTTAAATCATTACCTGAGATTGAAAAGTTTTTTCAAAAAGACTATAGATCAATAATTGAACAATGGGCTAGTCATCAACATAAAGTTGATGTTGAAAGATTTAAAATGGATGAACTTGAGGAAAGAGCATTTAGAGATATGCTTATTACTGATAGAGAGTTCTGGCATTTTAGAATGATGGAAGATGATTATGAAGTAGAACTTTGGAATCCGGTTCTTACATTTTATCATAAGTCACCAGATATAAGATATGTATCACAAGCTAACTGGGTAGGTAAAACTGAAATGTTTACTCCTTCAGATGTAATTGATAGATTTGGTTATTTAATGAGTGAAGATGAATTAGCCGCATTAGAAGCTATATATCCAATTAGATCTGCAGTTTATAATATAGGAGGTCTACAAAATGATGGTGCTTTCTATGATGGTACCAAACCTCATGACTGGAATACTAATATGCCATCACTTGCATATAGACAGTATACATCTTTTATGGCGGGTAATGTTCTTGATGGTTCTGATATTATTACTCAAATAATGTCTGAGGGAGAAGACTATTATGACCAGGGTACTGCTTATCTACTTAGAGTAACTCAAGCTTATTGGAAGTCACAGAAAAAAGTAGGTCATCTAACTAAAGTAACAGAAACAGGTGAAGTGTTAACTGAAATTATTAGTGAAGATTATACAGTTACAGATAAACCAATATATGATACTAGACTCTTTAAAAACAAGAGTAGAGATAATCTAATTTATGGAGAACATATAGATTGGATTTGGATTAATGAAACCTGGGGTGGAATTAAAATTGGACCTAATATTCCTTCATTCTGGGGTATGAATAATCCGGGTGGTTTTACACCTATTTATATTGGAGTGAATAGACATAATATAGGACCTGTTAAATTTCAGTTTAAAGGTGACAATAGTTTATATGGTTGTAAACTTCCAGTAGAAGGATCTGTTTTCTCAGATAGAAATACTAAGTCTACTGCACTTATTGACTTAATGAAACCATACCAGATTGGTTATAACATAGTTAATAATCAAATAGCAGATATCTTAGTAGATGAATTAGGTACTATCATCATGCTTGACCAGAATACTTTACCAAGACACTCATTAGGAGAAGATTGGGGTAAAGGTAATTTGGCTAAAGCTTATGTAGCAATGAAGAACTTCCAGATGCTTCCTCTAGATACATCTATCACAAATACAGAGAATGCATTAAACTTCCAACATTTCCAAAAACTAGATCTATCTCAGACAGAGAGATTAATGTCAAGGATACAGTTAGCTAACCACTTTAAGCAACAAGCTTATGAAGTAATAGGTGTTAGTCCCCAAAGAATGGGACAGCAGATAGCTCAAATGACTGCAACTGGAGTAGAACAAGCTACTGCAGCTTCATATGCACAAACAGAAACTTACTTCATGCAGCACTGTGATTACTTAATGCCAAGAGTTCACCAAATGAGAACTGACTTAGCACAGTATTATCATAGTACAAAACCATCAACAAGACTTACATATATTACTGAAGCTGATGAAAAAGTAACATTCCAAGTAGATGGCACTGATCTTTTAATGAGAGACTTAAATATATTCTGTAGTACAACTGCAAACCATAGAGCTGTTCTTGAACAACTTAAACAAATGGCTATGCAAAATAATACTACAGGTGCCTCTGTTTATGATCTTGGTAAAATTGTACAATCAGAATCAATTTCTGAACTTAATACAGTTCTTAAAATGTCTGAGAAAAGATTACAAGATCAGAAACAACAAGAAATGCAACAACAACAGCAAATGCAACAAGAACAGTTGGCTTCTCAAGAGAAACAAAAACAAATGGAAATTGATGCAGCTGCTGCTAGAGATGATAAGATGATTCAGAAAGATATTACTGTAGCTGAAATTAGAGCTGCTGGATATGGATCTATGGCTGATGTTAATCAAAATCAAGAATCTGACTTTAAAGATGCTATGAAAGAAATTAGAGAAACTGAACAGTATAGAGATCAAACTAATATCCAGAGACAAAAGCAAAGTGACAATATGGTAATGCATTCACAAAAAATGAGTATTGAACAACAAAAATTACAAGCACAACAAGATATTGCAAATAAACAGTTAGAAATAGCAAGAGTTAATAAAAATAAGTATGATTCTAAATCTTCTGATAAAAAGAAAAAATAGGTTTAGCTATATAGTGCAAAAAATTTTTTTTTAGCTTTTAAATTTTCCAAGTTTATTTTGTATATTAAAGTATAACATAAAACCAACAACATGGAAACAACCAACAACAAACCTGATGATCAGGTGCAAGATTCTACAACGGTAGAACAAGTAGATGTAGATATTGATTCTCTTTTTGGTGTACCTGGTGCTGAAAACATCATGTTACCAGATGATCAAAAAGAACCAGAAAAAAAATCTGTTTTTACTGCGGAGAAAACAGATATGACGTTCTTTGATAATCCTGCAACAACTGCTGAAGAAAAACAGGAAGCTGCAGAAAAGAAGATTGAAGTAGAAGAGACCATTAATGAACTTAATGAACTTATCTCTCAAGAAGAAGAAGCTGGTAATAAAGGAAGACCAAAGGTTGATAAATCTGGTCTTGCTGAACTTGCAAGTAAAATGATTGAGGAAGGAACTCTAATGCCTTTTGATGATGAGAAACCTTTAGAAGAATATACTACTAAAGATTTCAGAGAGTTATTTGAAGCTAACTTCCAAGATAGAGAAGCAAGAATTAGAGAGAATACTCCAAGAGAATTTTTCCAATCACTTCCTGAAGAACTACAATATGCTGCAAAATATGTAGCTGATGGAGGACAAGACCTTAAAGGTCTATTTAGAACTCTTGCACAGGTAGAAGAGATGAGAGAATTAGATCCCTCTAATGAGTATGATCAAGCTGAAATAGCAAGACAGTATTTATACGCAACTAACTTTGGAACTCCAGAAGAAATTGAAGAAGAAATTGAAGACTGGAACCAACTAGGTAGACTACAACAAAAGGCTCAACAGTTTAAACCAAAGTTAGATAAAATGCAAGAGAGTATAGTGAATAGACAACTTGCAGAACAAGAGTATAAAAAACAACAACAAGCTGAACAAGCTAGAGCTTATCAAGATAATGTTTATAATACACTTTCAGTTGGTGAATTAGGTGGTGTTAGACTAGATAGAAAAGTTCAAAGTGCATTATACTCTGGATTAGTGCAACCTAATTATCCTTCTATTTCAGGTAGACCTACAAACTTACTTGGACACTTGTTAGAGAAGTATCAGTTTGTAGAGCCAAGACATGATCTTATTGCTGAAGCTCTTTGGTTACTTTCTGATCCAGATGGATACAGATCTAAAATCAAAGATCAAGGTAGTAGACAAGCTGTAGAAAAAACAGTAAGGCAATTAAAAACTGAAGAAAGTAGAAAAAATACTTCTTCAAATGGTGTTGAACAAGAAGAAAGGCCAAAGCCTTATTCTAAAGCAACAAGAACAATCAGCCGTCAAAACAATATGTTTAAACGGTTTTAATTAGTAACAATTTAAAAACAAATAAAAAATGGCAACTCCAGTTTTAAACAATGGGATATTCCTCCGGGATACCGCTTATCAAGCAAGTTCTCATGTGGATTCTTACCACTTGGTGAACATGCTGAAGGATGCTGAGCCTATGGATTTAGGTCCAGTAGACCTTTGGGCTATGGCTCAAAAAGTAGAAATGCCTCTTTACCAAATGTCAAGCTTTGGTGGCAAAAATGTAATTCAAGTAGATAATGCTCGTGGAGAGTATAGATGGCAGACTCCTGTCTCTATTGATCTTCCTTACATTGTTGAAGACATTGAGCCAAACACTGCATTCAAAGGTACTGATGGTTCTACATTTAGAATTAAACTTAACAGACGTGAATTTGGACATGGTGATATCATCACTTATGACAAATACAACGGAGTTGAGATGTACATTACAGATGAAGATATTCTTCCATTAGGTGATGGTTATGTTTACACAGTTCAATTGGTAAACAATGATAACTTCAAATATTTGGATAACAAGTACTTAACTAATGGTACTAGAGTTTTCCGTAAAGGTTCTGCTAGAGGAGAATATGGTGAAAGATTTTCTGAC